TGATGCAGCAGTTAGGGTTGTTAGGCATAGAAGATAACGAGCCTTTAGGATTAGACATTGGTGCAAGGACTATTGTCAAATTGGTAGACGAAGAGTTTGAGTGCGATGTATTAATTAAGGATAGGAGTTTAAAAACAACGTTTGGGCGCAAGGCTGCGGCATACTTACTAAGGCGTTATACTAAGTTAAGCCTTAAGGAGATAAGCCAATACACAGGAACAAGCGACCATACGACTGCTATCCATAACATAAAACAAGCGAATAACTTAATAGAAACTGAGGACTGGTTTAAAACTAAGTTAAAAAAACTTTGTTTAAAATTAGAACTTAAAGAAATTTAGTGTATATTTGCAGTATAATAAAACACATTAACGAAGTACGAACCGATAATGTGTTTAGTGGTTAAATAATAATAACCCTGATAGTTCGTACCTATCGGGGTTTATTTTTTTTATGGCAAAAGACCCAGCATTTTTATTTTACCCAGGCGACTATGTTAGTGGCACAATGGGAATGACATTTGAAGAAAAAGGAGCATATATGGACTTGCTTATGCTTCAATTTAATCGTGGTCATATGAACACTCATATGATACAACATACGGTTGGTCATTTGTGGGAGCAAGTGAAATGCAAGTTTATACAGGATAACGAAGGTTTATGGTACAATGTCAGGCTTGATGTTGAAAAGGAAAAGCGTAAAACCTTTACTGAGTCAAGGCGAAACAATATGAAATTTAAAGACAAACCCTCATATGAACCCCCATATGAAACGCATATGCAACACCATATGGACTCCCATATGGAAAATGTAAATGAAAATATAAATAAAGATATTAATACTAATAAAAGTAAATGTAGTTTTGAACAAGCTTTTGAATATATGGCTAATAAAATTAGTTTAGATTTAGCTAAGATTGAAGCTGAAAAGTTTGTAAATTACTATACGAGCAACGGGTGGAAAGTAGGTAAAAACCCTATGAAAAGTTGGACACACGCAGCAAATACTTGGTTAATAAACTCTAAACAATATGCAAAAGGAACTACAAACAATCACAGAAAACTTAATAAGCACGAACTCGAAGAACTTAGAAATCACAACTACGTCTTCTCTACTTCCTATGGAGAAGGAGATTATGACCGCATTCTCGGGGGAAAGAATGAGGAACCTAAACTCTATCATATTTAAGCAAAACATTATTTACTTAATGCAGCTTGTAGGAATTAATACACCTGGAGAAGTTAAGTTAGCTTTATTAGAAGATTGGATAAGAACCGAATACGGAAACTTTACAATTAACGAAGTAAAATTAGCGTTTAAGCAAATGGTAGCCAATGACTTTATTGACCACTACCAGAACTTTAGTCCTGCATACTTTAGTCAGGTTATGGATAGGTACAAGAAAAAAGCAAACGAAGTAAGAAAAATGATGCCACAAGAACGAGTAGAAGCAATCCCACACTTAACCGATTTAGAGATAATAGATTACAGTTACCAAGAATATAAGCTTTTGGAAAACCGAACTTTTGATAGGTTGTTTAACCCATTAAGCGTATTTACAAAGCTTAATAGTTCAGGCATAAAGGTATGGACAAAAGAAGATGGCGCACTTGCTAAAAAGAAACTAATGGAGATTATTACCTACAAAGCTAATAAAATGGACATCATAAGCGCAAAGCAGTACCGAGACGAATGGACTGACCAATGGCTTAAGAACCAAGCCAGAGCGGTAGCCGTAGCTTTATTTTTTGATTTGCAAATTAAAAATGGCAAAGTTTCATTTTCTTAATATAGTTTTGTAATATGACCGCAAACGAATTAACCAAAGAAGCGATACAAACCCTAAATAAAAACGGGTGTTTTGTATGGCGCAATAATAATCTTGCGGTTAGGGGTCGCACCTTTATAGGACTTAAAGGAGTTCCAGATGTTGTAGGCTTCCACACACAAACAGGAGTTGCGGTTTACTGCGAGACAAAAGCCATTGGAGATAAACTTAGCAGCTATCAAATAGCTTTCTTAAACTTAGCTAAAACGGCAAATTGTTTTTGTTACATAGCAACCGAAGAGAACGGCAAACTAACCTTAAAAGAATATGAACAAGAATAGCATCATATTAGAACTTTGGGAAAGCCGAGAACTTAAGGAAGCAATAGACAAAATGCAGCCTGAAGATTTACGAGACGATTTAAGAAGCGAACTATTTAAGGTGCTATGCGAAATGGAAGAGGAACGTTTAATTGATATGCGGACACGCAACGTATTAAAGTTCTACTTGGTTAGAACTATGATTAATATGATGCAAAGTAATACAAGCCAATTTTACAGAACATACAGAAAGCCTTTAGAAGTTGAATTGATAGTACACGACAGAGACGAAGATTTACTTAATAAGGTAGAAGATGAGTTGTCAAAGATGCACTGGTACAAAGCGGAACTTTTAAGAGTGTATGCAATTAAGCATAACTGCAACGCTAAAGAATTAAGCAGGGTTACAGGTATTCCTTATATGTCAATACATAGGGAACTAAAACTAACTAAACGAGAACTTAAAAAACAATTACGCAAATGATAATCATAGCAGCGATATGCTTTGCAATATTCTTTGTAGAGATACACCAATTCCATAGGAAGTGGAAATTAGATTTTAAGCCTTTTAGTTGCACGAGTTGTTTAGCAGCTTGGACAGGATTGGCTTTATATTTACTTCCTACAATATGTACCGACATAATTGCGTTTGTATTTATACCAGGAGTATTAGCACCTTTACTTTCAAAACTAATGTGGAACTTATGGAAATAGAACACCGCAACTTTTTAGACGAACACGTTGGTAATTGGCATACAGTACAAAATGGTTATGTGCGTAACATTGACTTAGACATCTTAAAAATGTACGAGCATATTTATCGAAAGTATATGAGTGCAGATTTTATCTTAACAGTATGGTGCGGTAATTGTATTTTCGATATGATTAAACGCTTATATACTTGGTACGAAGAACAACCTAAACCTAAAAATAAAAAAAAGAATGGCTAACTTTATCCACCCTACCGCTATCATTGGCGATAACGTAATTATCGGAGATGGAAACTACATTGGTGCTTATTGTATTATAGGCGACAAAGCCGAGCATAAGAAGTTCTGGCAAAAAGAAAAAGGCAAAGTATACATTGGAGATAACAATGTTATAACAGGACTTGTAACTATCGATGCAGGTACAGAAGACGTAACCTATATACAGAATAATTGTTTTATAATGAAACACGCACACATAGGACACGACTGCTCAATATTTGACAATGTTACAATAAGCTGCGGTGCTAAAATAGGCGGTCACTCAATTATAGAAGAAGGTAGCAATATAGGACTTAACGCAGTACTACATCAATTTACGCACGTCGGAGAAAATTGTATGGTAGGCGCAAGTGCTTTCGTTAAAGGCGAAGCAAAAGCAAATACTAAATACGCAGGAGTACCCGCAAGAGAAATAGGTTCAAACATAAGATAATGAAAGTAGCAATCTTATTACTCGCACAAAATAGACACGACTTAACGCAGCGTGTTATTAATCATAACTTCTATAACTCAGGTTATAATGCAGATTGTTTTCTAATAGACAACGGGAGCGACACTCACGAAAACTTTAACTATCCGTTTACGGGTTATGACTTATCAAAAGAAAAGCGAGGCATAGCAGCAGGAGTTAATGCAGGTTTAAGAATGACAGAGAACTACGATGCCGTTTGTTTATTAGCTAACGATATATTACTACCTGAAAATTGGTTGTCAAAATGGGTTATGTTTTCTAAACGTGTGTCAAAAACTGGCATTATTGGTATACATTGTGTTGAAGAACTTCCACCAATAGTAGACGGGGTACATAAAACACATACACCATTTGGCGATAACTTTATCACTCGTGAACTTATAGACAAGGTTGGCGGTTACAATGAAGCATACGACCCTTACGGAATGCAAGATAGAGATTATGGGGAACGAGCAATAATTACAGGCTTTACTAATTACTACCTGCCAGATATGAGGTCAGAGCATATAGGACACGATGTAGGCAACGGCACGGAATATAGAAGAATGAAAGACGAAAGTTTAGCTCGAGCGCAAAGCGTTTGGGATAAATACCAAGACATATATCACAACCAAAAGAATATAAGATGCGAATACTCTGCATAACTTCAGCTAATAGCGGAGTTGGACTGCACCGAATAATGATGCCTATTGTACACTTAGAAAAAGAGTACGCACTTATTACCGATGTGCTTAATGACGAACTACTTGAGCAAGGGTGGGATATTGTATTAATGAATAGAATGCTTAATGAAATAAGCGCAGCTCAAATGGACACCTGGAGAACTAAGTACGGGTTTAAGTTAGTTGTAGATAATGACGACTATTGGAATTTAGAGCCAAGCCATTTGTTATATCAGCGTTACATTTTAAACAACATACCTGAGCAGATTATAAGCTATATGCAAATAGCTGACCTTTGCACTTGTACTCACGAAAGGTTAGCAGTAGAAATAAGCAAGTATAATAAGAACGTTCACATATTACCTAACGCACTTCCTTACGGACAAGAGCAGTTTATGGATAACAAGACCGAAGATAATAAGGTAAGATTGTTTTGGTCAGGAAGCGGAACGCACGAAAGGGATATTGAGTTATTGAAGCAACCCTTTAAGCGACTGCAAGGAATGAATATAAGAACTGTAATAGCAGGTTACAATGACGGGGAGAAACATATTTGGGATAAAATGATTGCAGCGTTCACTTGTGGACTTAAACTTAACCCTACTATCTACAACTATGCTCGAGTTACAGAATATATGGGTGCTTATACGGACTCCGATATTTCAGTTATTCCTTTAGTAGATAACAAGTTCAATGCTATGAAGTCAAACTTAAAGGTATTAGAAACGGCAGCTAAAAAGAACCCTGCGATTGTTAGCTATGTCAATCCTTACTTAGACCTACCCGTTCACTATGTTAAAAGCCAAAAGGATTGGTACAAACATATAAGAGATTTAGTAAGCGATGCTGATATGAGAAAGGAGAGCGGAGAAAAGCTTTTTGAGTTTTGCAAAAAGAATTATAACTTTGAGGGTATAAATTTAGACAGAAAGTATATTTATAGTAAACTATGCCAGTAATAAGATGCAGTTCAGGAAAATGGAGAATAGGTAAAGGCGATTGCATTTACGACACCGAAGAAAAAGCTATGAAGGTTTGGAAGGCTATATTAGCAGGTGGCAAGTTTGCAGAAAGCTATACCGATTATCCAAAGGCAGCAAGTGAGAACGCACAAATAGCTATTAACTATGCAGAAGAGAATGGTTGGGGAAGTTGTTTAGAGGCAACAGGAAAGGCGAGGGCAAGACAATTAGCTAATAGAGAACCAATTAGTAGAGACACGATTGCACGAATGGCATCTTTTGCAAGGCATAAACAACATAGCGATAGAAAATTAGGAGATGGGTGCGGTCGATTAGCTTGGTTAGCGTGGGGCGGGGATGAAGGTGTTGAATGGGCAAGTCGTAAGTTAAAAGAGATAGACAATAAATAATTTGCATAGTTAAATTTTTTAATTAATTAATTAATAATCAACGGAAAATTTAATGGGGAAACTATGCAGAAACACACGCAAATCTACTTACAAGGAATGGGCTATGACGCTACATCGTTTGTTCCTTGTGAGGTTTGTGGTGGTGTAGGAACTGACATACATCACATAGAAGCGAGGGGAATGGGGGGAACTAAAAAGGCAGACGTAATAGAAAACCTAATGTGTTGTTGTAGAGAATGCCATATTAAGTACGGAGACAAGAAACAATATAAAGAGTTTTTAAAAGATATACACGCAAAGAATTATGGCAAAAGGTAACGAGAATAAGAACAAAATTTCATTCGGGAAAAGAAAGCGAGGCTCTGCAAAGAAGTCCTTTAACAAGCATACACCAAGAGAAAAAGCATATAGAGGTCAAGGCAGATGAGAAAGTTAAACGCACTCTGGTTATTGCTTACACATAAAGCTTACTTCGTAGCAGTATGTAAAACAGGTATGCAAGGAGACGATATGACAACAATCGGACACTATACTTATGCTATGGCAGAAACTTTAATCAATAAGCATATTAAAGACGTAGACACTTACCTTGACCAAGAAGATGCCTTAGACGAAGCAAACGACATTTTAAACGGGATATTATGATACAAAACGTACCAATCAACACAGTTAAAGCAAACCCTAACAACCCGAGAATAATTAAAGATGATAAGTTTGCAAAGCTCGTAAAGTCAATTAACGAGTTCCCACAAATGTTAAACCTTAGACCTATTGTTGTAAATGACGATATGGTTGTGCTTGGTGGCAATATGAGATTAAAGGCTTGTAAGGAAGCAGGACTTAAAGAAATACCAATAATCAAGGCAAGTGAATTAACCGAGCAGCAGCAAAAGGAGTTTATAGTTAAAGACAATGTAGGCTATGGCGAATGGGATTGGAACGACCTTGCTAATAATTGGGATGCAGAGCAACTACAAGATTGGGGATTAGATATACCTGGATTTGATGCAATAGAAGTAGAAGCCGAAGAAGATGACTTTGCAGTGCCAGACGGGGGAATAGAAACAGATATAGTATTAGGAGATTTATTTGAGATAGGAGAACACCGATTACTTTGTGGAGATAGTACGGATAGCGACCAAGTAGCTTTATTAATGAACGGGCAAAAGGCTGATATGGTGTTTACAGACCCACCTTATAAACTTGAAACAGAAGGCGGTTGCAAAGGAAGTATAGGAGAAGGGTTAAAAAAACAAGGAGATAGCATAGAGTTTATATCAAACTTTGAACCAACTGAATTTTTACAAGTGCTTCCTTTAATATTTGATAAAAATAAATTAAACGCTTACATATTTTGTAATAAGGAGCTATTGCCAGATTATTTAGTTTGGGCAAGAGATAGCGGTTATTCTTTTAATGTTTTGATTTGGAAAAAGCCTAATGCAATACCAATAGGAGATTCGCATAGACCAGATATAGAATATTTGCTTTTATTTAGAAAGTCAGCCATTTGGAATAATGGTTTAGCTGATGTTAATTATTCAAGATGTTTAGAATTTGGAAGAGAGAAAGGACTGCACCCGACTATGAAACCTATTGAATTAATAGCAAATGAAATGAAGATAAGCTCAAATCTAAATAGTTTAGTATTTGATTTCTTTTTAGGTTCAGGTTCAACAATGGTAGCATCGCATCAATTAAAAAGGAAGTGTTACGGAATGGAACTTGACCCTAAATATTGCCAAGTAATATTAGACCGAATGATTAAATTAGACCCGACATTAGTTATAAAAAAGAACGGGTTACCTTTGTAAAATAGTGAAGTAATAGAGAAGATATGGCAAACGAACAAAATTTGAAACCATTTAAGAAAGGCGAGGTGGCTAACCCAAACGGCAGACCTCGAAAGTATGTAAGCCTACTCAAAGAGCAAGGCTATAAACTTGCTGAAATAAACGATACCATACAGGCTATGATGTCAATGGACTTAGACGAACTCAAAACAGTATGGGATAACCCGAAGGCAACAATACTTGAAAAGACGATTGCAGCAGCTATGCGTAAGAGCTTAGAGAAGGGCAGCCTTTATAGTTTAGAAACTTTACTTACTCGTGTTTATGGTAAGCCAAAAGAACAAATGGATATTCAAACAGATAACAGAATAGAGATAGTATTTGTAGACGGCAAGACAATTCTTTAATGCGGATAGAACTACCTAACGGACATATAAACCAAAAGAAGATACTTGACTGCGAAGCCAGGTACATAGTTGTTATGTGCGGTCGAAGGTTCGGCAAGTCGGAGTTAAGCCAAATCAAATGCATTACAACCGCAATCAAAGGCGGTCAGGTTGCTTACATAACCCCTACCTATAAATTGGCAAAGGTATTCTTTGAGAAGTTATGCAATAGCCTTCCCTTCCCTAATAACAAATCGGACTTAAATATCAGCTTCCCTAATGGTGGCAAGGTAGAGTTCTTTACAGGGGAACGCTTGGATAACCTGAGAGGTAGAAAGTTCAATCTAGTAATAGTAGACGAGGCTTCCTTTATACCTAACTTAGAAGACGGGTGGCTAAACTCAATAAGACCTACCCTAACTGACTTTAAGGGTAAGGCAATATTCTTATCTACCCCACGAGGCAAGAATTACTTTTATAGCCTATATAGTAAAGCAGAACCCGATTGGCAAAGCTTTAAGTTTACTACATACGATAACCCTTACATTGACCCACAAGAAATAGACGATGCAAGAAGGCAACTGCCAGAGGTTGTATTTGAGCAAGAGTATATGGCAAACCCTGCCGAGAACGCAGCCAATCCTTTCGGTACTCAGTTTATTCGTAATTGCATACACCCCGTAACTACGATGCCTGTCGTAGCTTTTGGTATTGACTTAGCTAAGTCAGTCGATTGGACAGTTATAGTAGGTTTAGACGAAAACGGAAATGTAGCCTATTTTGACCGCTTTCAAATGGATTGGCACAATACCAAGCAAACTATCATTAGGCTGCCGAAATGCCCTATCCTTGTCGATTCTACGGGGGTTGGCGACCCTATCCTTGAAGACCTACAAAGAGAAGGGGTAATGATACAAGGCTTAAAGTTTACAAGTTCAAGTAAGCAGCAGCTAATGGAAGGCTTACAAGCTGCTATACATCAAGGTAAGATTGGCTATCCTGACGGGATAATTAGCCAGGAGCTTGAAATCTTTGAATACCAATACACCGCAACGGGGGTAAAGTATTCAGCACCTTCAGGCTATCACGACGATGCCGTGGTAGCTTTATCATTGGCTTGGCAGAATTTCAGCCTTAAACGTGGCACGGGTAGGTACGCTTTCCTATAATTTACCGCTCATCACTCATATTTACCGCTCATCACAATTTTATAAAAAAAGTTTGCCCATTTGATTGTTGAATGTGTAAAGGTTGTATATTTGATATATCAATTAACCACAAACACAAAACACAATGAAAAAAGAAACCGCACAACTATTAGCAGTATTTTTAGTAGCTTGTTACCTTATTGGGCAACTTCAAGACGTATACGCAAAATGATTTACGCTATCTGCTTCCTGCTAATTGCAACAGGCTTTGTAATGGCAGCCTTAACCGATTACACACTAAAACAATACAATGACACCACTAAGCAAAGAATATATAGACAAATATTACGCAAGTGAGCCTATCAGCATTATGATGAATAACATCGATGCTACCTACTTAGAGATACTAACGTACTGCAAAGAGAAAGGTTACGAACCTGCCAAGCGCAGATTAAGACGTGAGCCGAGCAGCTTTAAGATAGGCTACTTTGATATTGATAACTACAAACCAGAAACAATATGAGCCTTAATAAAAAAGTAAGCACAATAGAACTATTAGCCCTTTTATTATCTGATATAGAAATATTTTTACTAATGGAAGATGACCAAGAAACATTAAAAGATAAGCTATATACACCAAAAGAAATACAAGACCAATTTAGTATTAGTATTGGTAAATTAGCTAACGTAATGTATCAGCAAGGCTACGATTTAACAAAACCAATAAAACCATAAACACAATGGAATTACAACAAATCTTCGAAACAACAAAAGAACAAAGGATAGAGTTTACACACCAATTAATTGAACGATTAAACGCAGGGGAACTTGACCCGTTAAAAACACATCTTCAGGTTAAAGCCTTAGAGGATATGCTCGAAACCCTAAAGGCAAATAAGGACTATAAAGATGCTGTATTACAAGCAGCCGTATTAAATGGCAAGGACTTCGAGTATATGAGTGCTAAGTTTAACATTAGAGAAGTAGGCGTTAAGTATGACTTTAGCAAATGTGAAAGTCCTGCATACGAGGAAATAATGACCGAGTACAATATCGCAGCTAAAGCCAAAAAGGATATGGAAGATTTTTTAAAGAAAGTTCCGCATCAAGGACTTGATATTATTAACGGAGTTACTGGCGAGGTTACAAAGGTTTACCCACCTGCCAAGAGTAGCACAACAAGTGTAGCCGTATCATTAAAGTAATAAAAATATTGTACTTCTTTGCAATTTGCTTACCTTTGGCAGCGTTATGCTACATAGGTGGGCATCTTGCCTATGAGATAATGTTAAAACTAAGAAAATGAGTTGGAATAAAATATCGGTATGGCAATACCAACAAATGCACCCTATCATTACAAACCCACCAGAACACTTAACGGAGTTTGAATTAGAATGCAAGTTAGTAGGCATAGTCAATAATCTTACGGACAATCAAGTTCTTAACCTACCTAAAGACAAGCTAAACAAATATAGGTCGGAGATAATATTCCTTAAAGACAACTACGAAGGTACACCCGTAAATAGAGTAAGAGCCAATAGCAGAACGTATAGGTTTATCCAAGATGCAAAGGATATTAACGCTTCACGCTACATAGAAAGCAAGTACTTTTGTAAGGAACTTATACCTAACCTACACAAGATAGCGGCATCTATTACTATCCCACAACAAAGAAAATGGCTTAAATATATAGACCTATCTTAT